CCAGTACAATCAGTTTATCTTCTGCTTCAGCAATCTTCTGCACCAGCTTGTCCATAGTCTCAATCAAGTTACCATGCTCACCTACAGCCACAGGATTGTCTAGGTAGTTCTGCACCTCTGCCTTGTACACGTCTATCTCAGCGTTGTACACGCTCTTCATGGCGCTAATCTTTGGATCTAGCATTAAATTGTTTCTCCAGTAGTTTCTTGTTTATCTTCAGATATTCTTTGTAGCTTAGAGTGCCCTTCTGCTCCACATAGGCTGCCCACTGTTGTAGGCAGTATGTGTTGAACTTATCCTTCACAGGATAGACACTCCCCGTCCTCTAAGTTGATCCTTGGTATCTTGATGTTAACATTCTCTGTATTTCTAGCCGCTGTAGTTCGCAGGTAATACATAGATTTGAGTTTGTTAGCTCCTGTCCAATGTACGCTATTAACATACTCCAGATACTCATCATGTACCTCCTGTGGTGCTGTAGCTGGTGGTGGCTCAAAGAACAGGTTTACTGACTGTGCTTGGCAGACGTACTTCTGTCTTTGGTAGGCGTGTTCAATGACCCAAATTTGGTTAAGTTCAGGCGCTGTCTTAAATACGGCCTTCTCTTCTTCCGTGAGTTGCGGTATCTCTTTAACAGAGCCTTCAGCAGCAGCAATATCTTTCCACGTTTTCTCGGTGTTGGCACCTTTCTCTTCAAGTAGTTTCTCCAAGTATTTGTTTTTAACTTTGTATGAGCCTGTTAAAGTCTTGTGCGTAAATACGTTAGCCCTTGTAGGCTCAATAGAAGGACTTGTTCCACCGCATATAATACTACTACTAGCATTAGGGGCAATAGCAAGCAGATGGGAATTACGACGGCCACTACCAGCCATGTCAGGAGCCTCCCCACGGTCTCTAGCCAGACTTCTGGAAGCCACCTCAGATCTTTCTTTGATTGTCTTAAACGCTCTATTGTTGAAGCTGGAGGCGTACATTCCTTCAAAAGGGATTCCATTACGTTGAAGGTAACTATGAAAACCCATCGCTCCAAGACCAACCGCACGTTCTCTATATGCACTATAAGCGGCTTTTGCAAAACCTTTTTTATCTTCTCTAACATAAGACATAAACTCCTCTATGCTGTCTGCTGACACGTTCATGCCTGTGTCTAGCATAGCGTTGTCAATGAAGTGTTCAATGATGTTATCCAGCATGTTAATCATGTCAGAGATAAACAATTCATCGTCCTTCCACTCATCAAAGTATTCTAGGTTAACACTGGACAAGCAGCACACTGCTGTGCGGTCTTCACTGGTCGGTAAGGTAATCTCAGAGCATAGGTTACTCTGGCGTACCTCCAGGCCCATGTCCTTCTGTGACTGCGGTAGAGCCTCGTTACAGCGGTCTAGGTTAACAATGTAGGGTTCGCCTGTCTCTGCTCTTGTGTGTACTAGCTGCCACCACAAGTCCCTAGCGGATACAGTCTTGATAGCCTGCTTGGACTTAGGGTCAATCAAGCGCCATTGCTCATCAGCTTTTACAGCCTCAAGGAACTCATCAGTTACTGTAATTCCATTGTGTAAGTTAAGGCACTTACGGTTAAGATCACCGCCAGTAGTCTTCCGCATAGCGATGAACTCTTCCACTTCTGGATGGCTGATATCCATATACGCTGCATAAGATCCTCTCCGTGTTACGCCTTGGTTGAAGGCGAGCATCTGACTGTCAACTACGTGCATGAAAGGTATGCTGCCAGTAGACTGACTACCGTTAGCAGTTGAAACGCCATTACTTCTAACAGCACCCCAATATCCACCCAAGCCGCCACCTCCACTTGCAAGCCATATGTTCTCATCATAGTGATCAGATAGCCCACGCCTTGAATCAGGAACATAATTGAGAAAGCAGCTAATAGGTAAGCCACGTGTGGTTCCCCCGTTGCTAAGAATAGGAGTGCTAAAACCGAACCAGCCCTTGCTTGCGTAGTTATAAAGGCGCTGTGCAAGATTGTAGTCAGTATGTCCTTGATACGTTGCACCATAGACGGACGCTCTGGCGAAGGCTTCTTGTGCATGTGTCTCATCTCCCCAGAAATACCTATCCTTCAGTGTCTCAAGTGAGAACACGTTAAGGCTTTCTTCTCTGTCATAATCAATCTGGATACCTAAGTAATCCTGTACGCCTACCTTACTTGTCACTAGGGTTCTCCAACATATACTGCATTAAGCGTTCTTCATACCAACGTGCTTTACGTAGGTCTTCAATAGGCTTCTTCTTGTATCTAAAGCGCCACATGTACTTCATGGCATTACCACGCAGGTATCCAATGTACTCATCATGTGTAAGCATCCCACGGATAGCATCAATACATTCAAGGCCACCAGTATTGTAATGCTCCGGCTTGTCAACAGGGTCGTAGCTCTTAGCCATAGCTTCCTCAGAGAACCTTGGGTGGTGGTTAGGTTCGTTGTCATCATCATAGATACGGTTCCAAGTCTCAGCTATACTAGCTTTACTGTTGCGTAGTCTATCCCACTCTTCTGGTGTTGCGTTATCAATACTCATCTTGTTCTACCTCTACTTCATCTTCATCTACTTCGGCTTCAAACACCTGTAGACGGTTAATAAATTTATCTTCAAACCTATCCAGTAGCTCTTCAGAACTAATGTCCATAGCTTCCAGTAAGTCTTCAGCGTCATAGCGTTTAAGGATACGCTCTATTATTTCATCCATTGTTAGTGACATGATCTACATACTCATCAACTGTGTAAAACTCAAAACCTTCTTTGTGGCACCACTGTCCCATCGTAATCTTAGAACCTTTCCTGACCTTCTTGTTAGGGTCTGACAGGACAAAGATTAACTTGATTGGTTTAATACTATCACGTATTGATGTGTACTTCTGGGTGTCTCCTGCCCTAAAGAAGCCTTTAGTCTCAATGTAGTCACCCGTCTTCTTGTCCACAAAGTCCGGCTTGTATTTCCTGTGCATCACGTATGGTACATCATATGGCTCGTACAGGTACCTCCGTTTAGGTACAGTCTGTGCAAAGCGTTTCTCTAGCCCAGACCTATAGATGCTCTGCTTACGTGATCTCTTGGACTTTAGGCTCATTCACCACCTCCGTTAAGTACCGTGGCCCTGTAGAGTACAGGAATGTACGTAGGTTAGGGTAACAAGCGTGTTTGAAGTGACAGTAAGAGCAGCCCATAGCCAGCTTCTTGTTACCGGACTTGCCGTCAGGAACTGTGTCATGGCACAAGGGTGGCGGTTCTTGCTGCTTTACCATCTCCTTGACATGGATGATGCGCTCCTCAATGTCATCCTTCAGCACTTCATAGACAGGAGCCTGCTCATCCTCAAGGTCATACTTCAGGTAAGTCAAGTGACCATTGGCTTTGTCCATAGCCAGCCAGCCTACCTGTGTCTCACCTTCAGACCTGGCATAGCCTTTGATCTGATCTATGTAGCCAAAGGGATCATCAAAAGCAAGTGTACGTTCCTTGAACTTCTTGAATCCATAGGAACTGGCAGACTTAACGTCAGTCACTATGCCGTCAATCTTGCAGTCCATGCTACCTGAGATACCTTGAACAGTAGCTTGTGCCTGCTCATGTGTCACTGTGTGTCCTGCTAGACGTACAAACAGTAGCAGCATCTCCTCAATGAGATGTCCATACATGAACTTCACAAGGGTATGTGGCTGCATCTTCTCCTTCGGCCCTACATTATTGTAGTGATTCCATAGGAACCTATCAGTCTTGCCTATGTTAGACATGCGTAGCTTACGTGAATCAAAGTTACCACGGCTGGTAAACTCCTTACGCATAAGATCCTTACATGCTTCACCAAAGTCATCAATGATCTGTTCAGCGTCCACTGACCTATCAGGAGACTTGAACTTCACAAGATTGTATATGTCATCTATCAGGGTGTTAGTTGTTTTCATCAAAGTATCCATCTAGTATTTCTTTAGCCACTGGAGCCGCTATTACAAACCACTCATTCTTGTTACCATGTGTCTTCCTTAGTAACTCATGTATCTCACTCTCTGCTCTACGCCTGTCCTTAGTGTCATAGGCTTTGACTAGCACATAGTCTCTGTATGGGCTACCTGTCTGGAACTGCTTTAGTCTGTCTTCTGCGTCCACTGCCATGCCTATCTTAACCCAGCTAGGGTAGGCTGGACTGTGCAAGATGTACACTTGACCTTCCTTTGCAGTCCTGTAGTTACTCAGTGACTCAAAAGCTGCGTCACCAAAGGACTTGTAGCTTCCGGGTTTATGTAGAGGATGTTTCATGGGTATATATTTACCGTTGACATACATCCTTTTCTTTACGTGTTCTCTGCTGCTCTTATTCTGACAAGGCTTACAGTAAGTCTCATAGCCGCTTGAATGCTTACTATGTCGGTGAAACTCATCTAAAGACTTAGTCACTCCACACTTAGGACAGTGTTTTTCTTCAGTGTGTGTCTGCCCAACTACTTCCAACTTGGTACTCTCCTGTGAGCTTACAGTTGAGTCCCAGTTCAATTCCTGCTGCTTCCAAGCAGGAGACTGCAAGTCTTCCGTACTTGTCTGCGTGGTCTGCTCTAACTTCTGCTTGTACTTCATCATGGATATTTCCCACAAAGTAATAGTCTAGTTTCCACATTGTAGCATATTCTTCCAGCAAACACATTGCTTTTTTCATAACAATTGCACCGGCACTTTGCAGTAAAGTATTGAGTGCAGAGTGTGCTGATCTGACATGCAACAGTCTTCCGTCTAAGCCTTCAATTGTTTCTTGCTCTGACTCTCTGACAATCCTGTCTTTAAGATCTGCATATGCTGTGAGATTAGACATAAATCGTTTTCTAAGTGTTTGACCAGCAGCTCTGCCTGCTGAAGCCACGCTTCCAAGTTTTTCATCTCCTGCCCCGTAGAGAAGTGCGTAGATGAAAGTTTTTGCCTGATCTCTTGATTCAAGTCCTGCAAGTTTTTGGTTAGCAGTGTGGATGTCTCCGTTAATGACTTCATTTGTGTACTCCTTGTCATCCATGTAGTGAGCCAACATACGTAGCTCAAGTCCACTAGCGTCAAACCCTACAAGTTTGTAGCCTTCTCTGGCAACCCAGCACTGTCGGCACTCCTTGCCATACGGTGAGTAGCTTGCCGGTACTTGAGCTAGGTTTGGTTTAGAATGTGTCATACGACCAGTAACAGCACCGTTAGTGTTAACGTAGCCATGCACTCTGTCTGTGTCTGGGTCAGCTTCATCTACCCATGACTGCACTTGAGCAACACGCTTTTGTAACATCAGGTAC